ACAGTTGAGTTGGCTAGTTTAACTTGCTCATTTTGTAATGATGCAAAAGTGTCAACACCTTTAGCATTTTTTGGATCAAGTGCTCCTGTCAAATCATTCACAACATTGGCCAAGTCTTCAGGCTTAACGTCTTTTAATCCTTTTAAGATGTTTAACTGCTGACTCATCAATCTATAACCTTCTACATTAGTTGTTGAGTAAGCTTCAACTGCTGTTGACATTTTTCCTAATTGTTCTGTAGACAATGAGTTAGCAAAATCTAGCAATCCAGAATTTTTTAGTGCATCTAATGGTGCAGATCCTTCTGTGATAGCTTTCATAAAGCTGTCCATTTGATTGCCCATGCCAGTCATGCCTTTTAAGGAATTAAATAGGCCAGCTTGTTGTGATGTGAATCCAGTTTTATATCCTCTCATCACCTGTACTGCTTCTTCTGCACTGCCTGTAAATGCTTGCAAATAAGTAACTGCTTCTTTTTCTTTAGCTGTCAATGTGTCCATAAACAACTTGTTTGTAATTTTTTGTTGAGCTTTGGCTGCTTCTGCCTGCATAATTTTACTGTTAGANCCAATTGCGGTTCCAAAAACAGTTAAATCTTGTGTAGTTTTCAGCATGCCTTTGCCAAACTGTGCAACATCACCGCCGTATGCTTTTAGTACATCGCCAACGCCGCCCTGTGCTTCAGCTGCCAATAACATTTGTTCAGTGATCTGTTGTGGAAGATATCCTAATCTACCCCACTCTGCTACTAACTGTCCGTCATCAGTTATTGCTTTGAATGCACCTGTCATCTTTTTAAGACCCAATGCAACAGTGCTTGATCCCATCTTTAAACTGAAACCGTATTCTTCAGTAATACGTTGTAAGCCTACCAAGTCAGTGCCTAAACTGGCAGCATTGATTCGCAAGTCTTCAAAGTCACTAGTAACAGCGCCGCCAACTTGCATCATCTTACTATAGGAATTATATTGTTCCTGTAATTGATTTATTGAATTGGCTGCAAATCCTAATGCTTTAGAAAATGCTCCTTGATCTCTGGCCATTGCTGAAAAACTATAACTAGCATTGTTAATATTACTATCCAACTCCCTAATAATTTTAACTGTACCAGTACCAAAATTTGAAAAGAAATTAGTAAATGCTCCTGCACCAGCTCTAACTGCGGCGGCTGCGCCATCTACAACGCCACCAAGTTTTTTAGTCTTGTCTCTAAGTCCGCCATCACCAGTATCTGAGATAGTTTTATTTTGTAATGCCGCCAAGATATCACTGAGTGTGTCCTCAGTGGCCATGTTACGCAACGTTACATTTTCGTTGCCTATATTACCTGTTACTTGTCCAGCCATTAATTTCTCCTAGAAAACTGCGTATATAAATACAATTTGATACTATATTTATTGGAGTTGTCAACCGTGCAAAATGCAAAAAACCCGCTTTCCGCTTATATGCGTCGTCCTAAAATGTTCCTACGTCTGCCTAGTAAAGGACGTTATTGGGCCGAAGGATCAATTGAATTAAATCCAGATAACGAATACCAAGTATTCGCAATGACAGTTAAAGATGAACTTTTATTAAAGACTCCAGACGCATTACTTAACGGATATGCCACAGTTAATGTCATTCAAAGCTGTATTCCTGCTATTAAGGATGCATGGGAGATGCCCAGCATTGACTTAGACGCTGTACTAATCGCCATTAGGATTGCCAGCTACGGTGAAAAAGTAGAAATGGATATTAAAATTCCAGGCACAGAAGAGTCTGAACCATTTGAAATTGACATTCGTCCTATGTTGGACAGCATTGTGGACAATATTGTTTGGGAACCCGTGGTAGTTGTAAACGATGATATCACTGTACACATCCACCCAATTAACTATAAAAATCTAACTAAAGCAAATATGATGAGCTTTGAAGGCGAGCGTATTATACGTCAAATGCTAGAACCAGGTATTCCAGAAGAAACTAAAGTGCAGTTAATGACACAGGCTGCTGAAAGTCTAGCTGATGCAAATGTAATACAAGTGCTTAATGGTATCGAAAAGATTGTGACCACTGAAGGCACAACTGACGATAGACAGTTTATTCAAGATTTTTTGAATAATAGTGATCCCGCAGTGTTCAAAGCAGTGAACAAAAGATTTAGAGAACTTAATGACAAGAACACATATTCACAAGTAACTGTGCAAACTCCTCCACAGTATATTGCACAAGGTGCTCCAGAGACTATTACTACTAACTTCGAATTCGACTACGCACATTTTTTCGCGTAAGGCTTTTGTCCATGTCGCTACCTGAAATTATCCAGTACACAGATAGACTGGAAAAGGAAGCAAAGGCCTTAATAAAAGATATACTCAGGATAACATGGCACATGCGAGGTGCTGTGGATCTGAACGAGGCCTATATGATGGACTCGGAACAGATAGATGTTATGAATGATATTATTAGAGAAAACTTTGAATTTACAAAAGAAACTAAAATTCCTTTCATCTAACAAAGTCGTACGATCTCATAAAGTTAAATTGNTTTACATTATTCAATGAGCTAAAGCTCATTTGTTCAACAACTTCGTTGTTTCACATATTTCTAATTTCATTTAGTAGAACAATATAAACTGCGAAGCAGTTATAATACTCATCTAGATTAATCGTTCACACTTCGCCCTGGCGGGCGAAAAATGAAAAATGTTTCTCATCTGAGTAGCACATCCACTTAGCGTTACAACATTACAGAGGCGGTTGTCCGGTACCTCGAGTTGCGTCTTCATTACAACGGCAGTATATAAACATACGCTAACATGATTATATACGTAGGGTTTTTCTCCCTTCTTTTTGCCTTTTTTAACTCTATTCAAACAACTAAACAGCAGGCATGCTTGCTATCGTGGTCCTGTTAAGGATACTAGTTGAGTGCTCATTACAGCAATGAGTCTTCCGTCCCTCTTATTATCGAGTTGTCATGGGCACATGAAATTAACCTGTGCTAGTCTAAACTGCGTATTTGCCTACGGAGAAATTATTTTTTGATTATGTGAGAGCCATGTACACGGACAGAGATTTGTCCGTTATAGTAATCTGTTGATTCTAATACGTTACGTGAGAATTGTTCTTTGGCTTCGGTGTATGATGTTTGTGCTTTACTTGTGCAGTAATGTAATATTTCGCGGGAGAAGTTTTCTTTGCCTAATGTGTCTATGTCTTTGTTGAGTTCTAAACTCGAGCCATAATATTCTTGCCAGTCGCTGTCAATTTTGCTTCTGATCTTTTTCTTTTTCTTTGTGCCATTTTTTAATTTGACCATCTTATATGTGGTCTTGGAAAACTTAGCAAGTTTCTTACCAATGTACTTGCGCCCTGTAATAGTGTTAGTGATCAAATAAACAAATCCAACACAATCTTCAGGCAACTCATTAACAATGACTCCTTGATGAATCCAAGTCATTTCTTGCTAATGTTTCCAATTTCAGTCTTTAGACGCTGACGTTCACGGCTAAGATACTCAACTCGTTTNGCTAACTGTGCAACCATCATTTCTAATTTTTGCATTTGNAGTTTGAGTTGCTTGATAGCAATATCGTCAGCGTTAGACATTAAGCAGCCTTTTTAGCTTCTGCTCTAGCGTTCTTTTCTGCTGTGATTTCGTTACGGCGAGCTTTAACAGCCTTAGCCAATTCAGCTAGCGCCTTACGAGCCCGTGTACCTGCGGCTGCATTGCCAGCTACAAACTTTGCATCTTCAGCCTGCCAAGCTGAAACGCTGTCTTCGATTAATTTAATTGCTTCACTCATATGATATCCTTTGTTAAAGTTTGTTTTGCGTATTACTTACTTCTGTAAGCAATCATCATGTGTCGGAACTGACTCGCTTAGGTCTTGGACTAGGTACCGCAGTTTTAGGAACATATCCTTTTTCTTTGTATACCCGTAATGTTTCTTTCCGACGTTCTGCTTGAATTTCTTGGATGCCCACCATCATGTCTCTACAGCAGGTAACCAATTCTTTCAAGGTCTTTCTGTACTCAATTGCAGCCAATCTGGTATTATTATCTAGCCAGCTTTCCCTGCAATTGTAGTATTTTACAATCAAATCTAGAAAATGATCGTGTTCTTCTTTTAGCATTATACGGTCTCTATTACGTCTGCATCAGTAGCATAGCTAGTAAAGCCATTCTCCTTAACAACACGTAAAATACTGTTAACTCTGCTGGCTAATTCGTCTTTATGACTGATTAAGTAGATGTTTTTGTCTCTTTCTCGTGCCATTTTCTTAAGGATGCCTAACCCTGCTTCAACACCTGCGGCATCCATGCCTGCATCAATAAGTTCGTCAATAAACAACAAGTTAATAGGTTGATATAGGCTTTCCCACACATCTCTAAATGCCCAAGATAGACTTAAAATTAGTCTATTTCGCTCACCTCTACTGAGATTATCGAAGTCTAAGTCCTGTCCAAGCTGTGTAATTTCTACATTTAAATCATTCAAAAACTTCACTTGATGCGGCAATCCGCTCTTGGCCAAGTAGTAACTTAGGCGTTTATTTAAGTAGGCCAAATTCTGATCAATGATTTTCTTGCGAATAAAACTGTCTTTATTAGTCAGCAATTTGTGNAAGAACTCCATATGATCCTTGACACTAGTAAGTTCATTGACCGTATCCCAAGTGATTTCTTGCAGAGCAGTATTTCTTAAATCTTCAACTTGCTCTAGGTAAGGATTCATCTCAGTTGTTTTATTAGCTAATGCTGTATCCAAACTTTCTAAGTTGTTTCTGTGATTATATGCTTCTTCAGCAGTGTCATAATAAGTGATTGGACGTCCATTTATGTCGCCAATATCAGCAAGTTCTTTGACCACTAAGGTTAGATCCGCATTTACTTTTTCTAAATATGTACAAGCATCTGTTAAGTTCTTACCCGCAACATCACGCATCTCTTCATGCTTCTGATCATGAAGTTCTTGAGAACATGATGGACATTTATGGTCATCTAACTGTTCTAGTTCATTGGTATATTTGTTAACAGCCTTATCAGCTTGTGCAACTGCGGTCTCTAATGTAGCACGTTGTTTATGTAATGCTTTGATCTTTGCAGATTTTTCATCNTAGTCCTTTACTTGAACATGCTTTGAAATTTCTCCTTCGATATCAACAGAGCGCAGTTCCCTGATGGCTTTTTCGTATCCTGCAATATCGTCTTGTCGCTTGGTTTCCCATGCTTTGCTCTTAGTAGTGAGGCTGTCGATTGATTGTTGTACTTTTTCATTGCTGGTCCTTATGCTATCAATTTTGAAAGTTTCTGCTTGAATCTGATCACGTACATCTTTGACTTGTACTTTTAACTGTTCTGCTTTTTCACTTAATAATGTGATACCTAAGAGCTGTTCAATAACTTCACGTTGATCGTTTGCTCTCATACTTAAGAATGGTTCTGTATAAGTGTTCAATGCAACCAAGTGCTTGAACATCGTTGGACTCATTCCTAAAAGGCCTTCAATGGCTTTTTGTGTTTCTCTACTGTCGCCTTGTGCTTCGTCGTCAGCATTTGTTTTGTCTTTTTGCTCAACTGTATCAACATAAAACTTTAAGAAGTTTGGTTTTCTTCCTCTTTCAATCTTATACTGCCTACCGTTGTTCTCAAACTCAACAGTAACAATCATGTTCTTACCGTTGGTCTTGTTGATTAAGTTTTCTTTCTTGATCTTGGTCAGTGCTTCGCCATACAGAGCATAACTCAGTGCATTAACAATAGTTGTTTTGCCTGTCCCGTTACGTGATCCACTGTCGTCACCACCCAAATCCATGTTTTCACCTAAGACAAGGGTTAAATGATTTTTATCAAAATCAACAGCCTGGGTTTGATTACCCACGCTCATAAAGTTTTTTACTGTTATATTTTTTATTTTAAACATGGAGTCCGTTATAGATCGCTAAAAGAGTATTAGTATTGTAAGTTCCTGTCTCGAGAGCTACGATTTGTTCTGCAACAATTTGATCAACACTTTCAAACTTTGCATCAGTTGCTTCTTCAATTAACCCTTCTAGATTATCTTTTTCAGTAATTAGGCTAAGTTCTCGAATATCATGTTCCTTCATGAAAGTTTCTTTAATAAAGTTAGCTTCCTCAAAAGTAATGTCAATGTCGAGAGTTACCCGTAAGTACATCCTACTCTTCATTATACTATCTTTTTCATCTAAAAGTCTACTGAGTTTGACTGTACGGTATTTAGGACAGTCNGCCCAATCAATATACTGCGGCTCAGTATCCCAATCAAGAAGCATCATTCCTCTAGCATCGTCCCAACTATCTGCATAGTTGTGAGGAAAGGCATTACCAATGTAATGTATCTTATCTTGACTCTGTCTTTTATGGAAATGTCCACTAAAAACATAATCTTGATGTTTAAAGTGTGTTGACTGCAACTCGCCATGATCTGGCATCTGCACCATTGCGTTCATATAAAACAGTGGAAGTTCAAAATGACCAAAGATATATTTGCTTTTGATCTTTTCAATCCCCTTCCACTCGTCACCTACTAGCCACGGCAAGATTGTTACGTTTCCTTCAGTAAAAGTATTGTTAACCATATTAATATTGGAAAACAAACGGCCATACTCTAAACTATGTAAGTCCCGTTTGTCTTTATAGAACTGGTCATGATTTCCTGTGATGATGTGAACTCGTTCAAAGGCGTTGTTTAGTTTTTCTAATGCAGACACAGTATAGTTCATTGTGCTCACATCCGTAGTTGAACGGTTGTGATGCCAATCTCCAAGGAAAATGCAAGTTTCTGCACCTTCTTTCTTAGCAGTTTCAATAAACCAATCAACGAAAGCTATGCAGTCTTCGTTGTGTGTTCTACTATTAGACTTTAGACCAAAATGGATGTCTGTAAAACAAGCAGCCTTTTTAAACAAGTTTGTCATTCACTGTCCTCTTCTGAAGTTTCTTCACTTTTTTGTTGTCGCATGCCTTTATATAGTGCAGCCTGGCGTGCGGTTTCTTCTGCATATTCTTGTTGATTCTGTCTAGTGAAGCTAGGAGTTAACCCGTTCTCTTCCAGCATATCGTCTCGAATGTTTTGATTACGTTTTTCAATATTAAGTACACGGGTGAAGGAATTGGTCACAGCCGCAGTGTAGTAAGCAAATGGGTTTTCTGATTTTGATTCNTCAAATTGAAGTCCAATCTGACTTAATTGTAGAATGGCTTGTCCCTTCATNTCATCAACATACGTATACCCTCGCCAGTTACTACGCTGAGCNTATCTTTCTGCTAGCATCAAATACATCTTGCCTAGCTCTTCTGTGATACGNCCATGTTCTTTACTGAATGTACCGTTNGCTAGTCCGCCCTTCCAATGNCTTTTACCAACGCATACTAACACATCTTGCTCGTTGAATGCCCAATGTTGATACGGAGGAAAATTACAGCGTTCATGTGCATCAGCAGTAGTTTTAACTGTTTTCTTCCTACCAGGGGCAAGCGGAACATGTTCATGTGTCATGATTCTAAACACTAGATCTTCCTTTGGAACTTTTTTATAGTCCATGATACAATCTACTAGTTTTGTATCCTTAATGCCAGCGGCTTTGTTTCTAACATATAGTTGTTGACCTAGTCGCTTTGCNCTACTACGCTTTGCATCGGCAATTGATCTAATGTTGATTTTATCTACTGATGCTAAGATAATATCATAATCCTCATACTTTTTATCGGCAAAGGCGCCATATGTTACTTTACTCTTGTGAATCTGTAAAAGCAAATCCTTATTATTTAGGTATTTGTTTCTTTTCGGTGGTGTCACTATTGTCATTATTATAGACTCCTATTTGTATATTATAAACTACGTATATAATTTTGTCAAATAAATATAGTGGGAGAACAAAACAAAATGGGTGATTTAGTAGATAGCATTACGAATGGTTTTGCACAGTTTCAGGATACGTTTCCTCCAGCTCAGTATGGTGCGAATCTTATACAACAAGCTGCCAACGGCAGAATTACAGGCACGAGTTTTAAAATTGGATTTGCCTCCCTTGGATCAGAATCCACTATTCAAAACAGGGTATACTTAACATTGCCCAAAGAATACTGGGCACCTGGCACAAAATTACAAATCTTAGGTAATGACAAACTTGGATGGGGCGGAATCTACTTCCCAGTTACTCCCTCGATAAAGCAGGATCCAAAAGCNAACTGGACTGCTACTTCACCTCAGCACAGTAATTATCAGATTTATTCTTACGTAAACAGCGAAGTGGGACCAATTACAGTTAGCGGNCAGTTCCCTGTACAGTCACAGCAAGAAGCATATTATTATGCTGCCACATTAACAGCACTAAGGGCACTGACAAAGATGCGCACTGGCAATGATTCAGTACCAGGTGCTCCGCCTCCTGTTTGCAGATTTAATGCGTACGGTATTGACATGTTTGAAAATGTCCCAGTAGTAATTGGCGGGTTCAGTATTGATCTTCCTGCAGATGTAGATTATATTACTGGTTACAATTTTAACGGAATTGAAAATAAAGTCCCAGTGTTGAGTACGATAACTATGACACTGCTGCCAGTTTACAGTAGAGCAGAGATGGGAAGATTTGGTGTTGATGCATATATTGCAGGCACACTGCCTAACAGAGGTTATATTTAATGATTGAATTTTCTACACTATCTCCTTATAAGGAAACACCATTTAATGGTTATTACTTAGATATTTGGACTCCGAGAGCTGTGCCAGCATTTGATAATGATGTATTAGTTGAGCTACCAAGTCAATATGAGTTTAGACCAGACTTGTTGGCTAACGATGCATACGGTGACCCAAGACTATGGTGGGTGTTTGCTGTTCGTAATCCTGCTATCATTAAAGATCCAATTTATGATTTAGTTTCTGGACTAAGTCTTTACATTCCACAGAAACAACAACTATTAGCATCACTAGGTGCAAGTAACCTATGACCATAACAAGAAATAATCTAAGCATTGGTAACCTTGTTAAAGATGCGGCTACTGGTTTATTAGACAGTCTGTTAGGGTTTCCTGCTCAAAACATTTTACATCAATATAGAACATTCAACTACAGAGTTACGTTAGCTATTGTGTCTAATGACGAATATAATTCACAGTCTTACAAGTTAACTGGATTTGACTATATTATTTTCCAAAGTCACGGAAAGAACTCTAGCGGAATTACGCCAGGTGGAAGTCAAGTTCTTAATCAAATACAGTCATTTGTAAACATGGTTTCTACTGGTGGCAAGAATAATTATAATTTTTATCTAGAAGATCTAAGAATAAAAAGTTTTGTGTCTGGAGCAAAAGATTGGGCAACAGAATTAAG